GAGAGCTTTTCTTCTTCGGCGTCGGTCTTGGGATCAGCCGCTTCCGGTGCTGGTTGATCCAGTCCGACGAGCGCTTCGCTGATCGACATAACGTCGAAATCTTCCACATCTACGGCCGGAGCCGCGTCATCTGTCGCCATGAGCTTAAACCTCTCAAGTAGGAACCAGGCAGAGCGTCTGCCAGTCCGATCAAACCGGTGTGCCATGCGGGCACGACTCAACTTTGATACATCAATTATCTCACACTGCTGTACAAATGTCCAGCAGAAAAGTTGAGGGTTGAGAGATGAGGGTTGAGGGAGAGCGGGAAAGTCTCGTTATGCGATACTTCGGTTGTGTCGCCGGGAGACATTTGGCAGGTGTGGCGTGGATAGGATCGGCTATAGTTCTGCACAAGTGATTGCACTTTCTGTCACCTTTTGTGCGGTGTTTTTGTGACAAGGCGCAGGATAGCGCGCGCCGAGTTATACGTTTTGCAACAATCTGTCGGTTAACGACGGGTCGGCGCACGGCGACTTGTAAGAAAACAGGTTTCGTTACAAATACAGGGTTGTTTCTATAACGGCGTTCCCGATCGGGGATAAATACCGGGAAAGCAGCCGGATTATACCCGAAAGGGTGCGAACGGGAACATGGCCTTACACTAACTGGGTTAGTGTCGCGGGATGTTTACTTTGGCGGCGGCAGGTGGAGTCAGGGTCGATCTGCGGCAACTATTCCAAACTGTCGAAGAGTTGACCGGCACATACTTTTTGCTGAGCTGTTATTCTCGCTTGCCCTTTAGTCGAAAAAACTATTGCGCAAAATCTACTCCAAGCGCGAGGCTTCGGCGCGGCGTTGCTCGAGGGTGTCCCACAGTTCCTGCAAGGCGTTGAGCTGGCCGGCGGCGTGGGCGAGGTAGCCGGGTTCTTTGGCGGTGGCCATGGTGGCGACCAAGGTGCGGATGTCGGAGATGCTGTCCTGCAACTCAAGCATGACGGCGAGGTAGGCGGGCGGCGCCTGGTCGCGGGAGAAGGCGAGGGCGCCTTCGCGGTCGAAGTCTTCGTTGACGGCGTAGAGGTCAGTGGGGATGGTTTTGGTGAACAGTTTGCGGATTGTCGTGAATAGCATAATTTTTAAGCTGTTTGTGTTCGGTGTTCTTGAATGGCGAATGCAGTCGATTGACTTGCCTAACTCGTCATTTGTGATGTTTTACGCATGTGAAGCGGGTTAATGCGTGAGGCGTGAGGCCTTAGCCGCGGCGCATTACGATGATCTCCAGCGCGTGGATGGCATTTTGCAGGTGCGGGCCGCATTCCCGGCAGATGGGGCCGTAGTGGGTGTCGTGGCCGTGGATGTCTTGGATACGAAGCGGCTTGGAACAGATGCCGCAGCGCGGGATGTCACTGCCGCGGCGCCCGGGGCGCAGGCGGCTGGGCGGTGAGGGCGGCGACATGGTCATCAGTAGCTGCCTCCTCCGTGGCTGCGCAGGATGTCGCCCTCGACGTTGATGGCGTCGGAAAGGCAAACGTAGCGCAGTAAATCAATGAAGTCTTTTACGGCCCCGAGTTTTTTGTCCGCGCCAGTATAGGTCTGCAACGCATAGATGACATTTTTGCAGTTCTCTGAGATGTAAAGCCTCGGCTGGTTAATTGCGTCAACCGGCTTTTCGGGATTATAGGACAGCGCGTCGTTAATCATGCTGACGCCTTCGTCGATGCTGTCGCCCGGCGTGGCGGTGAAGTGCATATTCAAGTCCGCCATGTCATCAATGAGGGTCGATGGCGACTCCTTGCCTAAATTTCGGGCGTGCCCATAGCGGCTATCCATCCAGCGCTCGAAAATTTCTTCGCCGCCTTCGACGCGCAAAATTTCTTCTTTGTAGCGCTGTAGCCCAAAGCCAAAATTCTGCTGCGCAGGGCCAGCCTTGCCATCGAGCTTTTTGCCATCCGGCAGCGCCCACTCGCCGGCATAGCCCACGCCTTCGATGTAGGACGTTTGGTCGGGCCACTCGCGGTAGACAACGATGCGGCCGGTAATATCGTGAACAGTCCAAAGCATGGCCCAATTTTTGCCAGACGCCGGATCGACCCAATGGTAGCGAGTCCCGTTTGGTACGTTGCTGTGCCGGATGACGTGAACCTTCGGGTTGAACAGCGGGAAGCGGCCAGAATGCGCCTTGGTGGGGATTCCGTAAGCTCGCTCTAAGATTTTTTCTCGGGTTTCGCTTTGCAGCTCCTTTTTCATCCGAGACCAGCCAGCCCAGGGATTTAGCTTGGTGTGAAAATAAATAATGGGCCGACCCTTCGGGTTGATTTGCTCGATGGGCACTTGCTCAAAGCCAACAACCTTGCCCTCGGCGTTTTTCCGCTCCAGCAACTCGGCATCGACGGTGACAACGTCTTTGGCGCCGGACAAGTAGTCGGCCACGATAGGCGTCCAGCCTTGCACTGGGGTAAAAGTGACGGCCAACTTGCCATTTCGGTCCACCAAGCGGAAGCGGATCGTGCTGAGAACGTCGAGCGCACCCATGGCTTCGTCCATCCAAACCATATCGACCTCTCCTCCTTCTAGTGTGGACGGATCTTGCGAATAATTGCGGAAAATGCACTGCGATGAGTTCGGGCTAACGAATTTGGACTCACTGAATCCATTTTTGATCGTGTAACTAATTGAAGTGACCATGCTTTTCCGCGCATTGCGCCATTCCGGCGGCAAATATTTCCAGACGCGGGGCTGCTGCAACTCAACGCTGTTGGCGGCGGTCAAAGAAAAGCACCACACGACCGCTCCCGGCTTGTTGTACATCGTCTTGATGACTTCTTTCGCCGCCCATTCCGTTTTTCCCGAGCGGTTTCCGCCCAGAACAAGCAATTCGCGGTGCTTATCGATCAACTCGGACGCGCGCTTCCACACCGGCGGGATGTAGCCGTAGCGAAACGGGTCTGATGCCTCGCGGGCGATCATCTCTTCCCTCGTTTTTAAGTATTTCCAGCCTTCGTCGGCGCCCAGTTTCTCAAGCAAGTCGAGATCGACCTGCATGACAGGGTGCGGCGACGGCTTAAACCGTGTCTGATGTTCGTTCACTCACTCCACTGCGCCGACTCCGCGGCGCTCCTTCCTCTAAAATGTAAATGGGCGCTGGCTGGTTAGCGCTCGGCCCCTCCCAGAGCCGATTTTGTTAAGCCGTGCCAGCGCCCAAATTTTTGATGTCCATCGTGGGATTCTCCAAGACGACGAACTGATCGCTGCGCATGTAGCGCGTCTCGCCGGTGTCCTCGAGGATCACGGCGTAAATGTTGTTGAAATAGGCGCCCTGAGACTCGACATACCACACCGAGCCAAGACCGAGTGGTGTCTTGACGGGAACGGGGCGGGCGAATTCGTGGATCATGCAAAGTATGTGCAGGCGCCCCACTCGTCTCGCTCGGTGGAGCTGGGCATCCCGGAGATGGTCCGCGGCGTCACACCACATGAACGCCGGCGAGAACCCGCTTGAGCCTGCAACTTAAAAGTCATTTGGATTTGCGCTTGCGCGCGGCGAAGGCGGCGGCGAGGGCGGGCAAATTATTGCTGGCGCGGTCGCGGCCGACTTCGTTGTAAAGTTTGATAGCCTGCTTGAGCTTGGCCTTGATTTCTGGCGTGTCGGTCGGATAACTCGTCAGGTCGTACATGTCGCGGGGCTTAGTCATAAATGGTTACCCTCCATAGCCCGATTTGAGCCACCGCATAGCCCAACCAAATCAGACTATGCCAGTAGCGGTGCTGGATGAGGCCGAGGTCGATGGCGACAAAGAAATAAATGAAGCCGACCGAGGCGATAAGGGCGCTGGAGGTCATCGGCGCGCTTTGGCGGTCTTGGCGGATGCGCGGAAGGCTTTGGCGGTGGGCGCGCCGGCGGAACCGGGCTTGCGCATGCGTTCACCGCTTCCGGCGGCGATGCGGGCTTTTTTGGCGTGGATGTTTGCGTAGAGTCCTGCGGGTTTTTTCATAATTATTCTTCTTCGTTGTTTCCGTAGCGGATGGCCCAGGCGAACATGCCGCCGTAGGCTGCCAGGGCGCCGAGCACTATGCCTGCGGCGAGGCCGATGAGGATGTAGCCGGCGGCGGTCATTCGTGGACGCGCCTCCATTTATCCTTCCACATCGACCTCGCCATCATGGCGGACTTCTCGGCAACGGCGTCTTCGGACATGTCAGGGCAGACATGGTGCAGCAGCTCATGCAGAACCGTGTCTAGCTCGTCCGCGCCGGATTGACGTGGATCAATGTAGACTTTGCCGTCGCCCAGCGTCATGCCGTCCGCTTTTTCGCGGCCGAGCTTCTTGCGGACGAT